GCAACAAGGATTGTCCGAACTCTTCAACCAGTTTTTGGCCAAGTTCCGAAACGGGGGTGTCCATTTCCAAGTTCTTGCCCCATTCGATGTAGGCGCGAACTTCGTGGATTGGGATTTCGAGTTCGCCAATCAGATCATCCGTGTCAAACTCGGCAATAGCCGTGCCCTCGTCGATGCCCCAGATAACGGACACTTGACCAAGGGTGGACGTCTTAACTTCACTGCTGCTCGCAGTCCGCAAGTCCACAAACGGGAGGATTTGCGAATGGAGGTACGGATAGGAGATAATGGCGCTATCGTACTGGAAAGGTACTAGACTCTGCCCTCCCGATGTTGCATCTTCCAGCAGCGTTTTGCGGTTGAGTTTGAGTTCGTCGATGGTTGCACGATCCACCCACGCGTTGTTCTTCATCGACCCACAAAAATACTCTTCTGCGTAGAGTTCTTCCACGAGTTGGCGCTCGTGCTCGTTGACGGAGGGAATCGAAAGTCCCATGTCTTTTAGCGCCGTCGAATTGCCTGGAGAATTCACGTAGTGCTTCATCCAAGCGCCGATCATGGCGAAATCCTTTTCGCTTGGAGTGCGAACCATTTCGCCGAAGGTACACAGGGGATCGCGAGTGCCCGGTTTCGTTACAACCCTAGATTCATTGTTGTAACGCTCGGACGCCTTCTTGACGCGAATCTGCGCCCCAGCGCCGCCGGTGTCTTTGCCCATTTCTTTGTTCAAGTCTGCAAGGGTAGCCATATCAAATTCCGTAATTTCTAAGAGTTGTTCTTTGGTAAGCTGCCCATGCGCAAAGGCCAAGGCAGTTTTTGAGAGGTAGTATTCGTCAGCCCCGTCAGCATCAGCCAACTGGTTTTCAACGAGATAGCGCTTGAGGCGCTCGATAGTCGGCTTGTCGGTAGACGCAACGATAGTTGCAACGGCCCGATCAAGCGTTTGGGTTGCGAATCCATTGGTGAGGACTTCGGCCACCGTATCAAGTGACGCGTTCGCAGGCATTCCGCACTTTATGTTGAGTAAGGCGCGAACTGCCGAGTTGATCTTATATGTGCCCATTTGGGATATTTTCTTATGCCCAGCCAACTCCGAAGAATTGGCCAGGCGCGGGAAGCGTTAATTCAAAATCAGCGGTCTCGACAAAGGAGATTCTTGCGCCAGGAAGAACCGTTTGGCCGCGAATACTGCATTGAGTAGTCCGGCCAGGGTGTCGCCGTGGTGCGTGCCTTCGCCTTTGTTGTTCTTGGGGCTAATCAACCGATACCTGTTGCCCGATTCCACCAATTGGCAGTTGGCTAAATCGGCAATTAGTTCGGACTGCTCGTAGAGATCGAGAAGGTCATTTTGAAATGCCGAGAACAGCGCCTCTGCCATCAGTTCTTGACGCTGGCTGGTCTGTGCAATCGCTTCAGCTTCGAGCCCGCTCTTTCGCAATCCTTGCGCTAGCTGCTCTGTTTGCGAAGAATCACAGTCCAGCGCGGCCAATCCTAGCCGCTGGTGGATTTCCAGAATTTCCCGCTCTACATTTTCAATCTGGACTCTGCCCGTTGGTGAGTCCCCTGGTTTCCAGACTGCCACGTGTACTAAACGTAGTTTTCCGGTCCCTGTATGAATTATCTGCTTGGACTCTGCCTCGGGGCAATCGTCTAACCACCAATACCGGTCTTTATCCGATTCGTCTTCCTCAACAACTTCTTCGACGTAGCCAACGTGCTTGCCGACAATGACGAGCGCTGTATCGTCACGACGAACGCCAACGTCCAAGCCGCCGACATAGACCCAACCTTGCTCGCGAACGAATTGCTTTGGTTCCTCGATGCGCACAATACGTTTGATTTGGTCGGGGTCGAACGCATCGCCCATCCCAGAGGTTGGCCAGACACCCCAGAACAATCGTAGAAAGCGAGACCTGGTTCTACATCGTCGTTCTGCTTCAGCTAGTTCGGCTGCCGATATCCATGGCGCGGGTTGGGCGTATTGGAGAAATGTCCAACGCTCGGACGTTCTCGCAATCTCTCGCCAGCGCCACGCGTCAGTGTCTTGGAATCCTGCGTTCGTCAGAACCACCACAAGCCCATCAGGGACTTTTGAGGCATTATCCAGCAAATTCTCGCAGAATTCCCACTTTGTAATGGCGTGAACCTCGTTCAATATGAGCAGGTCCGGTTTAGCCCCATGGCTGGATGCTACATCGGTTGCGATAATCTCGATGTCAACCAGTGGACCAACGATCTTGTGGTTGTTGATTGCGACAACATCTTTGCCAGCGTGAGCGAACAACTTGGGGTTGAAGTGGACCCAGACTTTAGCGGATTTCACTAATTCGTTGGCTTGATCTTGGTCGGCAGCCCCCACCTGGACCGTTAGCGGACGACGTGAGAATCTTGCAAGCCAGAGAACTAGCGCGGCAGTAAGATCGTCCTTCGCACTCCCTTTCGTGCCCTCAACCCAGACTCTTTGCGCCGTCGGAATCTCGCCCTTGGCAAGGGAAAGGAACGCTGGACAAAGAACGTCTAGCCACTCTTTTTGGTGCGGCGCAAGCACTTCCCCAAATCGCTCTTTACCTTCTGGGGTGCGGAAAATTAAATTTTCGACGAAGCAGCGTGGGTCGGTGGACAGTTTGGTAAATGTGGCTCTCGCCCGTTCCCGCTTACTTGTCAAAACTACAATTCCCTCTTAGAGAAGCGAATAGGTGCGATAACTTTGCAGCAATTGCATTGCCTCAGCAGGCAGAGCGCCACCGCCAAGGTATGCATCCAACTGCTTTTCGCCGGTGGTGTATTGGTACTTACCAAGTTTCTCAGATAGTTTGGGTGCGCCCGATATCTTAGCGGATTCAAACGCCTTTTTGATCGTGATGAGGGTTGCGAGGGTGAGAGCGCCGCCTTCATCGCCCACTAGCTGTTCTGCTGACATACCCCCGTAGTATTGGACTCGCACCGAACGCGGGACGTCTGGCCATGCGGTAGTGCGGTAGATAATGCCAGTGTGAGACAGGCCGCTTTCGTCGCAGTCCAACCAATAATTGGTTCCCAGCGTTAAAGTGGTGTCAAACGCTGTTGATGCTTGGCCAGCTTTGGCGGACGAATCGACACTAACAGTCAGGCCGACGACGCTTACTGGAGTGTTCTGGAGTTGTAGCGCTTGGTAGCCGCCCCACGAGAACTGAACCCTGTCGTTTACAACGTCGATATCAGCGTCCACTAGGTTTCGGTCGTAGATTAGGCGCTCGCGGCTAGGAAGTAGCTCCGTAATCAACTTGATTTCGCAAGCCTGCTCTAGCCAGCGTTTCACGGCGCTTTCAGCCAAGGGGTGAACAAGATCTAATAGCGCGTCATCGGCGCTAGAAATGTTCTTGTGTGCCAGTCGTAGGTAGACGAGGATTTCAGCGCGAGAACAGATCATAGATAACGCCCGATAGCTGGTTTGATGTGATCTTGGACGATCTGGGAAAGAGTGGCCTTTTCTTCTTCCATTGTGCGCCGTGCAAAGGGACGCGGTGCCATGTTGACCGTTCCGAACTCAAGATGAATTGCGTGCTGTGCCCTCATTACGACGCGCCACGAGAGGCGTTTGAGATCGGCAACCGCTGTTGTGGTGTCATGGAGTTCGCCTGTGTCCATGTGGGGGAAGTTTCCAGGCAATGAACGCGGTGGGCCTTGCGTGCCTAGATTCTCTTGCAACTTCGCTTTGAGATGGAGCGCAGCGGCCTTTACGCCACTTTCAGCGCCTTCGCGCATCCCACGCTCGATCTTGTCACCATTCCAGGTGACTCTGGCCACTGTTCTTGCCATATCTTAATTATTCGCAAACTTAATCGGATTCGACGTAACTTAGGTCTGTCTCCGAGTACATCGGCAATTGATATTCGCGCGATGCTTGCCACTCTGCCATGCCCTTTCGGTGCTCGTGGCGCTGACCATAGGTGTGTTCTATTCGTTGATTGTCGGTCCAGACGGACTGGTAGATGTCGCAGCAAGCCTTGATGCGTCTGTCCCACCTTGCCTCTTGTTCCGGCGTGATGTCGTCGTCTAACTCTTTGGCGTCTAACCCATCGTCCGGTAGCGCTATTCCTAACTCGATTAGGCGAAGCGCCGTCCAGTTGTGATAACGCTGGTGGTAGGCAACTGTGCCCGGTTCGTCCTTGAACTTTCTTACCATTTGCTCTCGGGGCAATGTTCGGTGCTCATCTTGGTTTTCTGGCGCAGGTGGCAACCGCACTTGGAACAACGGTTCTTGTCTGTGAGGTACTCGGGGCACTCTCGGCAGATTGCTAGAATCGCTACTTGTTCTTCTTTGCTTCTGATCGGACGCCCAGCGGCAACCCAGCGGATTGTTGATAGGGTGGCGCTTTTCGCCTGCTTGGCCAGGGATGGGAGTTCGCTATCACATTGGCGCACTAAAGTAGGCGTGGTGGTTACTCGGACTGCCTTACAGCGCTTGCAGGTGTGCTGATACTTCCCGGCGGTTTCCACGGTTTCGAAGTCGCAAGTCATGTTGATAACTCGCAGGTAGCCCCAGTCCAGTCGCACGAATCCCCAAACGGTTGCGACGTAAACGGAATGTTCCTTGTGGCTGTGCAATCAATCGGCGCAGCGCCCAAGCCAGACGTACTGAACTGGACTTCGCTCAAATCATCCTTGATTGCAAGAATCTGAATCCCGGTATCGCCCGGCCCTTCTTCCGATTCGCAACCGATGTTGACTCTTAGTTCTTGGAATCCGCAGGGAAGTCCCTCAAACAAACTGAACGTACACTGCCCAGCGAACACGCTCTCGTCTCTTGGAACCTCAAACGTCTGATTCCAACCGTTGCACGTCCCGCAAGAGTCATTCACTACGCCATCGAAAGTTACAAGGATGTAACTGCGAAGCGGCAAGCAGCAATCACACTCGCCAACTTCTTCGCAGCAGCAACCCGGTGGGATTCGGCCTTCACTGTCTAGGATCGCTGATTTTATCGCTCCATCGTCGCCTTTTAATATGTTGCCGTTGATCGAGAGGACTACCGATTCGCCCGGCTCACCAACCGGCCCATCGTCATCGCAGTCAACAATCGTGCGCCAAGTTGGACACCCGCCAACCAAAGACAGCGATCGATGCTTGCTCGCGTCGAAGTTGTCGATGTCGTCAACGCGCTGTGGGAATCTGCCATCACACTCAGGCGGTGAAATGCTAGCGCTTTGACTGGATTCACTCAGGCTGCTATCGCTCGAACTTGTCGAACTGGAACCGCTTGAATCTGATGAACTGTTGGAACTCGAACTGCTCGAACTGTCGGAACTGCTCTCGGACGATCCAGAGGATTCGGAACTTGGGGACGAACTGCTATCGCTCGATTCTGACGAACTGCTCGAACTTGAACTACGGGAACTGCTAGACGAACTCGAATCGCTGGAATTGCTGCTGCTGCTACCCGATACGCTACTGAGACTGCTGCTAGACGATGAACACAGCCCTTCCGCCCAGGCCATACAAGTGAACCATTGGCCTGTAAGGTGATAGCACCACCCAACCGCACCTTCTGGGATGTAGCTCTCTTCGCCCTCAAACAGATTGAGAACGCAATCGTCTGGCCCTTCACTCTCGTCTAGGTAACTGATTTCTGGTGTTTGCGAACCAGCTTCTTCTAGGTACTCAATCCGAACAAACTTGATTGGGTAGACGTTGGGACACGTTCCAGGGATGGGATAGCTACCATCATCGACTGTTACAAAGTGGCGAACTGTTCTAGCCCACAACGGCAGGACATGGCCAGATTGCCACACACAGGGGACGAGATCATCGTCGTCGTAGGGCAGATCGTAGAACAGAGACGCAGTTATCTGGACTTCGTGCGCGTCTTGAGGCTCGCCAGTGCTAGGATCGTAGAACGTTACCACAGCAGCGCGATTGCGATAGTCTGAGGAACTCTGGACGCCTACAACTTCGCCCAAGCGAACCCAAACGACTTTTGAAAAGTGCTGGCGGTACGATCCATGAAAGTCGGTGGCGTGGTAGCAACCAGCGTGGCGACTTTTGGCTTCAATTGCACGGCGCATCTCGTCCAGGCGTTCTGCCGTTATTTCATCGCCTGCTTTCCAGCGGTGCATCAGGCGTCCTTTCAACTTAACTCGGAGTCATGTTGGAGACGTGATAGGACGACAGGTTTCAGTCGATACCACGCTGATGTAATTCCGTGAATGAACGCACGAGCGAACACAGGCGTAAACTCTTTGGGAACGCCAAAGCGGGCCATGTGCTCGTGCATTTCCACGGGATTCAACTCATTGAGGATCAACTCACCGCTGGCAGATGAGATGTGCTCAAGTTGCTCAGCCGTGGCGCAGGCAAGCGCCCACTCTCGACCGGCTTGGTTGCCGAACTTCTCAGATAGCGTGATAGCTTCGTCGTAGTAGGCGATAGCTTCTCGCTTTTCAGGCGTAAGAAAGGACTTGTGGCCACTGTCGTCGTACACAACGGGATTCGCGGCCAACAGTCGCTCGATAGCGTACTCTTGCAGGTCTTCCATGACTTTCCTTTCGGCGCTTCCTGCGCCAACATGACTCGGAGTTATGTTGTTAGCGGGACAGAACTCGTTGGACTTGAACGTGATTCCACTGCTTGCCACGACGGGTGGTGTGGCCCTCGTCATTCAAGCGCTGTGCGATGCTGGCCAGCGGTAAGCCCTCATTTCGCCACTCTTCGATCATGGGCCGGATATCTTCATAGGCTTGGTCAGCGCGCTGACGGATAACCTCTGCCGAACGCTTTGCCCCACGCTTACGACCGGCAACAGTGAGATTGCGACACTCGGGACGGGATGCACCCAACTTTGTGCCTCTGGCTTTGGCGGCTTGGAGCGCGGCCTTGGTACGCTCGGAGATTGCTTTAGCTTCGGCTTCGGCGACAGCGGCAAGGATATGGACAGTTAGTCTGTTGGCGTGGGGATTGTCGCACGCAATGAACTCAGCGCCTGATTCCATGATCGTCGTGAGAAAGTGCAGGTTACGCGCCAGCCGATCCAGCTTGGCAACCAGCAGCACTGCCTTGCTCCGCCTAGCATGGCTTAGCGCCTTCGCCAGTTCGGGACGATCCGACAGTTTGCCCGATTCGACTTCTCGGTATGTGGCCAGCAGCTTAGCGCCGGTTTGCGCCAGATAGGCCCTTATCGCTTCTTGCTGTCCTTCGAGCCCCAGGCCAGACTTGCCTTGTTTCTGGGTGCTGACGCGAATGTAGGCGATGACACGTTGCGGGACGTTGGCAACCACTTTGCGTCTCCTTTTGCTTGGTGCTTTCTTGTTCGGCATAACTCACCCTAGCATTGTACAAATACTTGAACGTCCAATCAAGCATTTGTACTATTGAGACTCGTGGATTTCGTCAAGAAAATCTGATGGTTCGGCGCTCAAGTCGAGCGCCTTTATCGCTTTATCTCTAGCATCGCAAGCTTTCGCAACCCACGCGCTGTGTTCGACCCGCTCGGACGGCTTGAATGTGTCATAGGACTCTTCCAGCCAGTAGGCGCAACGCATACCGTGGCGAGCCCACTCAACCGCTGTATTGACGAGAGCAGCGTCCAGCACCCCAATTTGGCCCTTGGTGTTCAACACTTCGTCTTCGAGTGCGCGACGAAAAAGATTGAGTTGCTTGGATATGTACCCTTGGCCGGGAAGGTTGTTGCCGGGCAGGAACAATCCGTGGCGAAACCGCTCGCGTCTCTCTTTGTTGGTGGGAGAGTCTGCGGTGTCGGCGGCGTCAATCGGGAATTCGTCGTCTAGTGGTTCGTCCATGAACGCAACTCGTTATGTGGCAAGGAGTGTCTTGCGGGGCGCGTCAGCAGCAACACCCCTAAAGGAATTATACGCGCGGTCGAGACGCGAAAGCGGTCGGAAGTGCATGCTTGATTGAGCACTAATCGGTGTGTAGCATGGGACAACCCCACCCTTTGGAGAGTCGTTATGTTCAGCCTGCTCATTGCTCTGTCACTTGTCGGTCAAATATCTGGCCTTGGGCGTTCGATTCAAAGCGGCATCAACAATGCTGACTATTCGCCCGAAAAGCGCCTTCCGTGTGACATTCCGATTCCTGCAATTGACGTGTCTAAGCTAGAGGGAACCAAGGAAACCGAGCCCTATTTGGCGGCATGTGCCAAGGAACGTGAACTGCAAATCCAGACGGAGCAGAACAACCTTACAAGGATGCTAAACAACAGAAGAAGTGATCGCGGAAGTATTCAAAGGCTAAGAGAGAGGCTGCTGCAACTGGAAAGCTCGCCCCCTTTAGCGTTTGTTCCTAAACTACGAGCGCCGTTAGAGGTCGGAAAAGTGGGTGCGCCGATGCGAATAGATGTAGCTCAAGTCATCGACGACAAGAATATGCATGCAGAGTTGCTCTTGGACACAGGTGCTGCGCCCATCACGGTGCGCGTGAACTTAGAGGCAAACGGCGCGATCGACGGGGAAAGAGTTCGCCCGTTCCCAATGGAGATTACCGGCACCAAGAAATACATCACGACAAATGGTGCGGTGGCCACGATCTATACCGCCAAGCCCGTCAATTTAGCGCCGATCAAAGAGTTGACAGACAAGGCGATTGTGGCCGCAAGAACTCGGGAATGGAAATCTGGCAAGTACAGCGTTGTTGCGGAGTTTGTGAAGCTGGAAAAGTTCACTGTCACCCTGAAAAAGGAAGATGGGAGCGAGATTGATGTGCCCCTGAACAAGCTCTCAAGGGAGTGCCAATCAGCCGCGAGAGAATTTGCGGGGAAGTGACCCAACTTACCTCCCAATCGCCTTTCTGACTTGCTCAATTATTTCATGGTGGTGATCGTCGATAGCACCTCTCGTTGTCCGGTCGATGTAGTGCGTCCAGTGTTCTGGAGGCGTGTTCTTGGCCCATTGTTTCAGGTCTAAGTTTGGGGCTTCGATCTTCAAGGACTCAGCCGCCTTCAGCGTCAGACCGTCTAGGTCTAACTCCTGCTCGATCTGCTCTCGGATGGTGGCGTAAAGTTCGGTCTCAAGCGTGTCCTCGGCTCGCTCTTGGATTGTCTCGGCTGGCGGGATCAGTTTCTTGGCCACGCCAAAGTGGTTCAGTTTGTCCTCAATCCACTGTAGGAATGCCATCGGGTCGGCTGAGAGGGCGTTGAGTTCGATCCGCTGACATTTGGTGTAGATCGTTTTGTACTTGCCGTTTTTGGTTACGACTTGCTGCTTCTCGCCTGTCCAGTATTTGCGCTCTACTTCGCCCATTGGGACATGGATTCTCTTTTTCCGAGGGAAGTATTCCGTCTCTAGCCCCATATCCAAAGCCTCTTGGACGGACATTCCGGCGTCGATGATCTCGATGTTAAAGTGGTGCGCTCCGGTGTTTTTGCTGAGTGTGCGGGCTATGCTGTAGCCGTCAGGGTCGGCGTCGTGGAAACAGAGGACTTTCATTTTGTGGCCTTCTTGTGCGGCGTCGATCAGTGCTTTGGCGGCGCGGACTGCGTACCCTTCGCTTGCCATGATGGCGCAGTCATATCTTTCGGCGATGCGACCCAACTCAAACTTTGTCAGCAGTCCCTTCTTTTCCACGTACAGGATTGTCTCATAGAGGTGTAGCGGGATTCGGTATTCCGATACGGCCTTGGTTCCGAGTTCGATCTTCTTGCCGGTGTGCGGCTCCAATAGGTAGCCACGAGCGTCTAGCAGTCGGCCCTCAATGATCTTGTCGAAATAGCCCTGTTTCAATTCGGCGCTCGTGTACGCCTGGACCAATTCACGTGCAGCATAGTACAGGTCTCGGTTGGAGAATTCGCATCGGCCACCACCAGACGCCTTCTGGATCGCATCTAACATGACGGCGTAAACAGCCAGATTGAGTGGTGTTTTCGCAAGTCGTTCCTCTTTTTTTAGCTGTTGGTATTGCTTGTACCCTTCTGAAATCTCGCGCTCGGCTCGGCGCTGACGCGCGGCGTATTCGTCCGTCACCGACTTGACGCATTTATCTATGGCCACGCGGAGTTCGGCGCTGGGCTCGACCACTGTTTTTCCGTGATCGGTGTAGGTTGGGTTAACCGTCGAAAAGTGCAGCAGAAAGCTAACAGCGCTGTCTTCTAGGCATATCCGCTGCTCCGGCAACAGCCAGTCCAGGCTTCGCACAATCGTGCCGTGGATCGCAGGCGAGAAGTTGCACCCGGTCAGTCGCGGCCCATCGTCCTCTGAGAATGCGGCCTCGACCACGAACGGCAATCCGCGATCATCGACGCCGGAGATACGCTTGTATTTTGTATCCTCGCCAAATACGCGGGTAATGTGCTCGCGTCCGATCATCCCCAGTTGCTCGGGCTTTGGCTGCTTGCCGTGCTTTCGCATCGACGCCAACAGACACTTGGTTTTTTCCCGGTCGAACTTATCGTGGCAGGCCAGTGATGAGAGGCAGGCCCGCTTGAGTCCGGTTTCGTCGGCGACGGACTTGAGCGCGCTGGATCGGGTCAGACCGGCGAACTCCTTCACGAACTCTCGCAAAGGACGATCTTCGCCGCTCTCACGATCTTTGCTGATGCACCTTCCGGCCAGTCGCTCGAATGATTCGATATCGTGCCACGCCGGGGGATCGGGATTGGCTGCTGACCATTTGGGACATTCGTTGGCGGTGCGTTCCCAAGTCTGGCCGTCGAGTGATATCGTCAAGTGTGGATTCAGGGCGGCGTAGCAGTTGCAAATAGTACAAAACGATTCCCTAACTCTGCTTCCTAACTCGCCGGTCACGATCTCGACCGAAGTGCCGATTTGTACTTTTTCGTTTGTCGCCTCATATTCGATTCGCTCCTTTTGCGCGAGTGAGTCCATTCCAACGGCCACCTCGTGCCGGACACCCTGCGCGGTAATGATCGCCTTACCGTTGCTTCCGGCCAGAACGTAGGGAACCGCAATCAAACACTTGCCGGCGTTCCCTTGAGCGCCACGAGTGGGACAGCGGTAGGCTTCGCGGCTGCTGGTCCGTGTCCCGAAATCCAGCATGGCCTTGACGACTTCTGGCGGGATTCCGTCGCCGTTGTCGCGCACGATCAATCCGGTATCGGTGATTTCGACGACGATCTCCGGCAGTCGTCCGATCTCCTCGCAGTGGTCGAGCGCATTGTCGATCAACTCTTTCAGTACGGCGGCGTGAAAGTAATTCCGCGAATAGCCGATCTTCTTGGCCAACTCGTTTTCGCTAAGGAATTCGAGCGCTCTACTGGTGGTGAATGTCTCTCTCATTTTGTCCTTTTCAAACGTTAATGACTAAACTCGGAGTTATGTTGCAGGTTCCCAGGCATCGCCCAATTCGGGGAAATCCCCCAGATATCGCCACTCGGATGCCTCATGCTTTCCAAAGTCGTGTTCCTTTGCCAATCTGATGATGCCCATTTCCTTCAGCGCCTTCAGGACGAAGTTCGCTTGGCTATGGGAGACACCCAGCAGCCTGCCAGCGGTGCGGTTACACAAGTAGAAATTGCCCTTACCAGCGCGGCGCTGTAGTTCGGCACAGAGTTTTACTAGCCAGCGGGCTTGGGCGCTTCGGCAGCGGGACGCACACTCGGGATCGTCGCCTTCCATTGCAGCGCGCCAGGCGTCTTGGATCGGCTCGCAATCCTTGGGAAACTTCACCTTTTCAAGCGCGTCAGAGAATCGGCCATACGCTTCCTCGTAAGGCATCGGTTTGGCAACGGCAGACATCACAGGTAAGGCCCTTTCGTAGAACAAGTCGAAGATCGGGGACAACTCAGATGCGCTCATTGTAGCTAGCGGCGGAAAACTCTTGAGTTCTCTCGCCAGATCGAAGATTTGCCTGTGACGATGCCCAACCCCACTCGGCAAACAACGATCAACAGCGCAATGTAACCGCCCCACATCCACACAAGTCTTACGCAGCAACAGCAGCAAAGAATCTTCGCAGAACCAATTACCTCCTGAGAACCCTGTGGCTCTTGTGGCGTCTGCGTGTCTGTGTAAAGTTGCAGAACTATTTTGCGGATACAGTCCAGCCGCAACAGGATCAATCTCGGGCAAATCCTTGATATCACTGGGCAATGGCCGTAGCCACTGATAGTTGCCCTCTGGGTGCGGACTTGGGGCCACTAAGCAAAAGCAGCCCACGTCTACCCGCAGTTCGCCAAGATGGTGTCCCTCGAAATCGACAGGCAGCGCCCCGTTACCAAACCTACGATTCTTGGCCCGCAACTCAGTGACGTAACCCGGTGCGGTTCGGAACCAGACTTGGCCACCACGCCTAGACTTCGATACAGGTAGTTCATTGGCCAGTGGACTGGCTTTAAGCCACTCGTCAAAAGCGCTCTTATCGTCGAAATCTCGGCACCCGAGATTGCCGGACACTTCGCCCATCAACAACCCGACTCGATAGTCTCGTTTGAACCAGTTGCGAATACTCGATTCGCTGGGGCGTTTGGATTGATATCGCTGCCATTTGACAGCAGGCGTCTTTTCGGTTGGATGGCCAGGGATTACGCACAAACCTTTGTCGTGATAATCCATTGCCGCCGAAAGAATCTTTTCACAAGCATCCTTGCTTTGCCTATAATACAACTGTCAGGTTCCTTTAATAAATGCTCTGGGACAGGACACACTCGCCCGCAGCGCTCGTCACGCTAGCGGGCATTTTTTATTGCTTGTCACATGCATTTCCAGACAGATCGGGTGAGCGCTTGCCACGCCGACTCTGTCATGTCCGGTGATGGGGATACCGCGCCGCGAAAAACACCGTCTGAATACAAGTACGCAAGTTGCGTCTCATGCGGCCTGTAAGGTGTGACTCTTGGATCGAAATCAAAGCTGTCGCCAGAATCGTCCAAGAAGATAATCCAGCCGACTTGGCTACCCAGGACGGGCTTCAGCGCGCGACAAATCGTCTCTCCCACGGTGGTCAGCGGGCCATCGCTAATCAATTCAACCTCGTGCGCGTCGTCCAGTTTCACCTTCTTCACCTTCTCTTGCATTTCCACTTCCTTTTGCTGGGGGGATTAAGACAGTGCTAATTCTTCAACGAATCGAGAAAGGCCAACCAATCCGCGCCTTTGACGAATCGCTTCCGGCCTATTTCGATAACTTGGATATGCTCACGGACGTTGCGCCAGGCATGCTGGCCTAGCCCACAGCGTTTGCGGAACTCTTGAAGCGAATAAGCCTCGTGAGCATTGATGACAGAGGCTGGTTTGGCTGGCCCCTTCACGGCTGGTTTCTTTGGCTGGTTAACAGCTTCCATTTCAGGCTCCGATAACAAAAAAGCTAAGTGGACTCCCCACACACTTAATAGTATGCAATTCGCACCATCTTGTGGTGAGTGCCTACACAAGTCTTGTATTGTTCGTTGTCAATAGCTAAGCTACCGCACCCCCCAATGGTGAGATTAATTCAAGTTATGTTGAAACGAAAAAGGACTGGCCAGCCGAAGCCAACCAGTCCCACAAGTGCCAATGAAAACGCCAATGGAATGGCGCGCTTCTAGGATTTTACTTGAGAAACATGCGGTGTTTTTCCAGGGAATAATGCATATCCGCAACCTAACGCAAATCTAACAGCAGTCTTAAAAGGATTCGAAATCAGTTGCCCCGCAAGGGGTTGAGGGTTCGAGTCCCTTGCCCTCCGCTTCATAAGTCCAAATGACACAACGATTTAAGCCGCCTTCCGTGGGCGGCTTTCTTCGTGTCTGGACAAGGCGTTTTGGTTCGGTGCTATGCCGGTGCTAGGTGGTCCGTCAAACCTAGCACCGCATGAGGAAGGACCCGGCCATGCATTTCCACGAATACCGCACCCTTCGCAACCAATCACTTGGGGCGGACTCTGCAAAGTATCCGGTGGCCAATGCCATCAAGCCCGCCATGAAGCGGATTAGCTCCGCGGAATGGCGAAGACATTGGATTGATGGCTTCACCAAGAAAGGCAACGCAACGGAACTAGATTGGGGAACCGGGACCGCGGCCTTGGCCGAAGACATTTGGGTTGATGAGCAACGGCCCTATTACAACGTGTGGCCCATCGCGGTTGACCTTGCATCCAAAGTGACGTTGGACTTGCATTTTTCCAGCGTGGGCATTGCGTCTTATACGATGTTGCTTCGCTTTCCCAAGGGGCATGAACCGTTTGGTGTCCGCGTGGCGATGATTTTTTGGCCCAAGGATCAACCGTTCATTGTCGTCTTTGCCTATCTCGGAACGGGGGACCGCCTTTGCGTGCGGTACAAGTACACGAAGGACCAAACCGTCCAAGCATGGCTTGACGCCATCTTGAATGAGAAGACGGACGCGGGAGAAGACCAAGCGAAGATTGGCGAAATGGTGGTAAGGCTTGGCGTGTTCATAAGCCTTCTTGCCCGCGATGAAGATTTGATAACGCCTATCGTGCTGGCGAAGGATCGGGCCAAGTATGACGCGGCCACGGACGAAGCCACCAAGCGGACGATTGAAGAACGGGCCGCAAGGCGAGCGGGACGCGGCTTTGACCTTGGCAAGCAGCTTCAACTTGAACGGGACACTTCACCGCATTGGCGGAACCCGCATCCTTGCTTGTTCTGGACGGGGAAAGGCGGGTCCACACCACTTATCAAGATGCGAAGCGGGGCGGTCATTCAAAGGACGAAGATGGCGGAAGTCCCCACGGGCTACCTTGGTCCCGAATTGCCGGACGAAGATGAACCTTCGCCACCCATCGCGGATTGAACCCGCTTTTCCATTTCGCTTCGGTTGGGGCTAGGTGGCAAGCGTTCCAATAGATAGTTGGCCAAGTCCTTCGCTACTTGGATGGGGTCCGCGTAGATTTCTGATCCTGAATACCGCAACACGTCAAACCCATTGGAACGCAAAAGGCGGTCCCGCTTGCGGTCATTGACGAAGGCTTCCTTCGTGTTGTGGAATTGGAACCCGTCAAACTCCACGGCCACGCGGTAGGAAGGATAGGCCGGGACGAAGGCAAGTAGGTCCACGCGGATGGACTTGCCATTGACGCGGATTTCAGGGAAGGCCGCTTGAACGAAGGCGAAGATGGAATAGCGAATATCGAAGTGTTCCACGGCTAAGCAAGTGGACGGGAAGCCTTCGTCAACTTCGCCAATCCGGACGCCTTCTTCCGCGTAGTCCATGAATTCCGCGAAGGCGGCTTGGCGGTCAACGCCTTTCACTTCCATAACCGCGGACATGTACATGTCCATGATTTCCTTCGCCTCTTGGAAGTTGTCCCGCATCCCTTGAATGTCCTTCGGGGCATCTTCACTTGGGCTTTGAAGGATCAACCTACCGGGTGACATGGAAGCAAAACATGTCACCAAAGTATTCAGGAACATGACTTCAATTTCGGATTCGGCATGGCCAAAGACAACGTCAATACTTTGACGTTGAACCGTACCGATGATTTCGGCCAACACGTCATTGAAGTTATCGTGGCCGGTTGGGTTCGGTACGTCACCCGCCACGGAACGGGCAAGCCCGTCCGCGAAAATATACATGGCTTCGCGGTTCAAAAGCGTTTCACGGAACATTTCCATTTCATTCATCGTGGTTTCCCTTCGTCCGCATCATACGGGTTGAAGGGACCGCTTTGAACCTAGGACATACCTTTGCCAATCCGTGAATTTTATTGGGGAGAACAGGAACGCGATTTGGACACCCTTGGTTGGACACCCCCTTCCCGTTTTTTGGGGAAAGAAGGGTGTCCAAACGGAAGAGGTCAATCAAGGGTTCCAAGGTCTTCCCGCTTCAACAAGCGGACCGCCCAACGAACATCGGTAACGGTGGACCTTCGCCTTCGCTCCGCGGGGGACCATCCCCTTTGGATTTCTTCACAAGCGGCCCGTATCTCTTCCTTGGTGGGCCGGTAGATCGGGGTGGCCACCTTCACCTTCTTCTTCACGCGGGGTGGGGCCGGTGGTGGCGTTGGTTGATCCTTCGGACCTTCACTTACCACGCGGGTCCATGACCGTTTGCAATGGTTGCAAATGCGAACCACGCTAATCGTCACCCACGCTTTACCACGGAAGACGAAGTCATTGGTGTCCGTTCTTGTTTCGCGGTACGCGGCACAACTACACCACGGGCAACGCGGGGGTTCCGCCGCGGCCACAAGAGAAGGTGAAGCCTTCGCCACGCGGCGGGCTTTGAATTTGGCTTTGATGCGGGCTAGGTCTTCGTTCATGCGGTTCCCGTTCGTGGACTATCGAAACGGAAAAACCACCTTGGGTAGTTGCGGATACCCAAGGTGGTCCGAAGGAAGGAACCGTGGCTAGTGCTAGTAACCGCGGAACCCTTTGAAGATGATTAGGCCCCCGCGGAACGGACGGCCCCGCGGTGGTCGATTTGGCAGACACCGAAGTCCAGATAGCCACGCATGGCCACGCCTAGGACGTTGGCGGGTTGTTCCACTTGTTCAATGGTGGGTTGCTCGATTCCGTCAAGGTAGGCGATACCAAACGCGGCCACGTCACGCGGGTCCCCGAAAAGATAATAGTGGGTGTCCGAAACACCGGTTAGACCACCTTCGCTTCCAATCCACGGGGCCACCAACGGTTCATACAAACCGTAGAAGGAATTGGCGGAATTGACGCGGTCCGCGGTGTTGGTGTTGCCACCACCCACGTTGAAGGTCCGCGTGGTGTATAGTTCGTCACCCGTGACCTTCAAGGCCGGTGGAACAACCAAGAACCGTGGGACTACGCCAATGGGCTTCCCGTCTTGGTCCTTTTGTTCAAGGAATTTTTGCACCGCGGAACCAAGGCCCGCCGCGGCCAAAGCGGAACCGGCCCCGGAAATAAGGTTCTTATTCCCAACCCCGAAGAAGGAACCGGTGTTGGCAAGGACCAACGTCCAAAACTCTTCTTCAATCGCCAACGCGGAACCGCGGCCCATCATGCGTGGGATGGTGTCCAAGGCTTGCAAGTCATCATTGATGATGGTGGTTCGATCAATCGCCATCATCCGGGCATAAGTGTAAATCCGGTACGGATAGGACGCATCCGCAAGTGAACCGTGTTTGATTTGGCCTTGCGGTCCCGTTTTCTGAAAGGTCACGTCACCGGTCAAACGATACCCAACGTGTTCCTTGAAGTTACCGCCGCTTCAAGGGCCAAGTCCATGTTGCCGCTTCGGTTGCGGGCATGGATGGCGGGGCCGTTGCCATAGCTCCCCATCCCAATGTTGTTGGGGCGGTCCGCTCGCATGGCTTGTAGCTCGTTGACTTCCGCAACGTAGGCCGGAAGGTCTTGAAGCGACACTTCACCCGCGATGGCCGCACAACGCAATTGTTCCACTTCGCTTTGGACGTGGCCCCACGATTGACCCGAAGCGGGCCGCAACATGGCGTTGATTTGCGTAATGCGGTTCC